TCCTTGTGTAAGCGGTTAATGGTCACGCACCCCAGCCTGCCGGACAGGGCGCGCACAAGCGCGCCCAACCAAACGCACGCACGCGCACGCAAACGCCCAAACGCGTGCTTATTCAGGCTCGCTGCATGTGCGGGCAGTTGGGCAAGCGATAGGGCAAGGGCACGCCCGCAGGGCGCGTCCTGCATGGCTCGCGCTCGCTTGTGCTCGCGCTCGCATGGAAGCGGGGGGCGGGGGGCGGGGCGCGCTCCCCCCAGTGTTCCAAAAAGGCGCGGGGGGGAGATAAAGCAACCCTACTCGAAAAATAAAACCCAAAAATCCAACTCGTGTCAAGAAATGGCGCAACGCGGCACAACGCTTTTATACTCCCTCACAATCCATCCAGACCGTTGGCTGTGCGCTTCCCATGGCGCAGGCGTCCAACCTCAATCAATAACCTCGTCGGGGCGGGTCCCATTGCCGTCCCATCATGGCACCTCGTAACCCGCCCCGACCCCCAATCCCGAGCGGCGGCTTCGACGTAAATCACCTCTCCAAACAGATGGCTTTTTAACTCTTTTGCCGTAATAACACTATGCACATTTCCCTCATATCCCTTTTGACGGAAAGCCTGCCAAAGGAGCCGCACCCCCGAAAAAACGGCGTATACTATCCATCGGAAGTCGGCGCGTGCCTCCGCAAGGTCTTTTACACCCACACCATGCCGCCGGCGCAGCACTCGATGGAAACCCTTCTCGTCTTCACCATGGGGGACGCCGTCCACGACAAACTCGCCTCGATGTTCAAAACCACGCGCAACGTCCGCCTCATCGCCAATGAAAAATCATTCGTCGCGCCAATCGAGTGGCGCGGTCAGTCCTTCACCATCAGCGGGTGCCTCGACGACCTTGTCCAGGTCTGGGTCCCGGGCGCGCCCAACACCCAGCCGAATCCGGAAAAATGCGGGGAAATTGGAAAAACCCCCGAGGAACCGCCGATAAACCAGGAAAATCCGCAGCAGACCGGCGGGAAATGGCATACTTTCGTCGTTGATGTGAAGTCCACGAAATCGGTCGACCACCTCGCCGCGGCAAAGCCCGAGCACGCCTTCCAGGTCTTTTTCTATCTCCGCTGCCTCCAGCATTCCTACCCCGACATCGTCGGAAAGCTCCTCTACGTCGAGAAAAACTCGTTCGCGATGAAGGAGTTCGACGTGGAATACACCGACGCCGCCTGGAAAGCCTCGCTGGACAGGTACGCCGCCATCCACGCCGCGGTCTCGGACCCCGACCGCACCGGCGCGGCGCTCGAGCCGGAGGCGAAGACCAGCCAGGAGCGCGCCTGGGAATGCAACTACTGCCCGTTCCGCGCGCGCTGCGACCTCGATGTCGGTCCCTCGGGCGTGGAATGGAAGAAAGCCGAGGCGCACCGCAGGATGAAACCCGGGCAAGCCGGTCCAGGACCGGTGGAGGCGTACCTATGAGCAACGAACGGACGCGCAACACCTACGCGCACTGCTATTGGTGCAACGCCACCATCACCGAACTCTCGGAAATGCGCAACTCGCGCGGGCGCAGGGTGGTCTTCTGCTCCCAGAAACACTTCCGCCGCTACATCGCAGCCAACCCGCCGCATCCGCCAAGCCTCCGCCACGACTCGCACACCTCCCCGGTCGAGACAATCAACCGCATGACCGAACGCCTGGACGACCTCCGCGCGGAATCCCTCTTCCTCCCCGACACCTCGATGCAAAAACTCGTCGACGAGAGCATAATCCACGAGCTCACATCAATCGCCGAGGGGCGCGAGCGCGTCACAATACAGGAGCGCGTCTGCGTGCGCCTCGGGCGCGGAGGAATACGATGACCGGCTCGGCAGACCAGCCGCTCGCCCGGTCCACGAGGCTGACGCGCGAGAACATCCACAAGGTCCTTCCGTGCTTCGGGCACTTCGCGTTCTTCCACTGCATGAACCTGGGCTTCCTGCAGTACCGGACGAACCCGCGGACGGGCATCCAGGAATTCCCCCGCTGCCCGTTCGAGCGGCTCTGCAGGAAAGAGGCGTTAAAATACCATGAGAACATGGATGTTTATCAGACCGGGCAAATCGACAAGCCCCGGGAGATAATAAGGCAGCTGAAAAAATGATGAGTGAAGGTGGCGTGGGCATTGGCTCGCCGGGTTTCCTGACCGGCGGTAAGCGGAGAGCGAGAAGCCGTGAGACCGCGTGTCTAGTGGCACTATCGCAGAGTCCTTCCAACCCCGCGCCTTGCGTACGACATAGACGACGGAAAGGAACCGAGGGGTGAGATTGTGAAGAAAGGGAAAACAAAAGGCGACTACGGTGAAGCCGAGGTGACGAGAATTGCCATCCACCTCGCGGCTTTCCTGCTTGGGGCGGCAGTCCTGGCTGGCGTGGCTCTCCTGTTCGTAGCCGCGCTGATATGGTTGGGGGTGCTTTGAGATGGTGAAGTACGTTTTGCTCAGGCAGTGCATACCTGGGCGCACGTTCGACTATTTCCGCATGAACGGCTACGACATCGTCTCGATGGTCGAGTCGGATGATGTTGTCGACGTGAAAGCCGAGGCGCTCGAGCGCATCATCGCTGAGCATGCGAAGTCCAAGGCGGTCGAGTCAGCCGTCGCGCAGGGGGGCAGGCGCCGTGGGTGAGTGGTCCTCCCGCCTCGCCGAGGTCTCGCAGCCTCGCGCGCCAGCGCCGCTGTCCGGCGACGACATCTACTTCATGTACATCCAGTGCACCGGCTGCAAGTACCGCGACCAGTGCCCGCACTACGACTCGCGCAACCCCGGCTGCATGATGCGCCGCAGCCTTTTCGAGACCCAGTTCGCCAAAATCGAGTTCAAGTCCGACGACCCGCTCGCAATCAACCGCCTCCGGCTCATGGCGCAGAACTACGTCCAAATCCTGCTGATGCGGTCGTTCGGCGAGGGGCTCACCTCGGAGGAGATAATGCTCCTGAAGACCGTCCTCGACCAGCTCTCGAGGCTCGGCATCGACAAGACCGGCGAGCTGCTCGACCAGAAATCCAAGTCGGCGGTCCCGTGGGACAAGGACGAGACCGTGCAGAAGCTCAAGGACGAGGTGGAGGAGGCTCGCGCGCTCAAGGACGAGGTCGACAGGCTCCGCGCAATCGTCGCCAAGCGCGAGAGGAAGCAGGAGGTCGATGCGGTTGCCGATAAGTGAGCCGTGCGACTCGGAGGACAAATGCTGGATGCTCGGCGCGGTCGACATATTCCACGCCATGGACCACTGGTTCTCCTTCAAGCCGCACCCGGCGCAGGAGAAAATCATCCGCGGCATGAAGAAGACCACCACCATCGTGGCGGGACGCAGGTTCGGCAAGTCCAAGCTCATGGCTGCCCTGGCGCTGCACTTCGCCCTGACGAACAGGCGGACCACACAGTACGTCGTCTCGCACTCCGACGACCAGGCGCGCATCATTTTCAACGACCTGCGCAACATGGCGCTCGAGTCGCCCATGGTCTCCAAGCTCATCACCGCGGTCAAGGACTTCCCGTTCGCCCAAATCTCGTTCAAGTCCGGCTCGGAAATCCACGCCCGCTCGACCGGCAACAACGAGGGCAAATATCTCCGTGGTCACAGCGCCCACAGGGTAATCATCGACGAGGCTGCGTATGTCAAGGAGAACGTAATCAACACCGTCATCTCCCCCATGCTTGCCGACTACGCCGACCATGGCGGCGGCTGGCTCATCAAAATCTCCACCCCCATGGGGAAGAACCATTTCTACGAATCCTACCAGCAGGGCGTCCGCGGCGAGCCCGAGTGCGCCTCGTTCCAGTTCACCTCGTTCGACAATCCGCACATCTCCCACAGGTACATCCAGCGCGAACGGGCGAAAATCACGGACCTGCAGTACCGTGTCGAGTACCTCGCCGAGTTCGTCGACGAGCAGGTCGCGGTCTTCCGCTGGGATTCAATCAACGATGCGATGGGCGACATGGAGGAACTGTATGCGAGCCAAAAGGGAAGAAATTACTACATCGGAGTTGACGTGGCGAAGGTTCATGACTATACTTCAATCACAGTTATCGACGGAACCGACCAAAAGGATTGCCGCGTCGTGTACACTGAACGCTTCACAAACCGACCATACTCCTATGTGGTGGAGCGCATCCTTGGTGTGTGCCTTCAGTTCCAGCCTCTCAGGGTCCTCATTGACGAGACCGGCGTCGGCGCCGGAATCACCGAGCAGGTCGCCCTCCAGGTTCCGGCATCGGAGGGCTTCGTTTTCTCGATGCAGTCCAAGATAGGTCTGATAAACACGCTCAAGACCGGGCTGGAGCAGCGGCGCATCAAGTTCTCAGCCTCCAACACGGTCCTCTCCGAGGAACTCAGGTATTACGAATACGACATAAACGAGGACACGGGGACGGTGAAGATGAACGCGGCTCACGGAAAGCACGATGACTGCGTAATTTCCCTTGCGTTGGCTTACCAGAAATGCGCGGTCATTTACGCCGATGTGGAAGTCTCGCTGATAGACGCCCAATCGAAACAATTAAATACAAGCGGCGAATCCGCTTCAATGCTGCAGGGCACCGAGCGCCAGTCAGATGACGTAATCACGGTGATATGAGTGGCTTTTTTGGATAGCTTGACCGCGGGGGTGAGGTCCGTAATCTCCCCAACGAAAACGGCTGCCGAGCCGAAGACGCCAAATGACGTGGAAAAGCGCCACTCCGTGACCAACACCTCGCAAGCCTATGATGGCTCCTTCGCACTCACTCCTGATTACCTGGCTTTCCGCAACACATGGTGGGGGCAGCAGCAGCCCGTCAACTACAAAATGCTGTGGAAGGCGTATCTCGAGGAGCCCATAGTCCGAGCATGTGTCGACATCACGGTCGACGCGGTAATCGGCGACGGCTACCTCCTCGAGGGGGCGACCGAACTCCATGTCAAGCGCGTCCGGAACGTTTTCAAGAAGGCTGATTTCCAGAAGTTCCTCCAGGACACCATCACCTCGCTGGTCATATACGGCGACGCATACGCCGAGGTCGTGAGGAAGAACGGCGGGCTTGTCGACTTCTTCCGCCCGGTTGACGCGGCGACCGTGCGCATCGACTACGACGAGCACGGATTCGTGATGAAGTACGTCCAGCGCGTCCTCCACAGGCGCGTGGACTTCTATCCCGATGAGATGGTCCACATGACCGTCAACAACGTCGGAGGGAGGGTTTATGGTCTGTCATCGCTCCAGTCGGTCATCTTCACGCTGCAGGCGAAACTCGCCGCCCAGACGTTCAACACCGAATATTTCCGGCGCAACGGGCTTCCACGTTCTCTTTATATTTCCAGAAACCTCTCAAAGGAGCAGAACGACCGGGCAATACAGGCTCTGCGCTCTGCCACTCCCCAGACCGACATCTGGCTCAACACTGGCGCTGGAGAGGTCGAACACCAGCTTGTTTCTCCCAACAACCAAGACATGCAGTTCGTTGAGCTTATGAACTTCCTGCGGCAGGAAATCATCGCCGCGATGGGCGTTCCGCCCATATTCCTTGGCATAACGGAAGGCTCGAACCGCTCAAACTCGCAGACGCAGATGGAGAGCTGGGACCGCAAGAAAAAGAAGATGCGCCTGATAATCCAGGACATCATCAACCAGCAGCTCCTCACCGCGTCCAACTTCGGCTTCGACGACGTGAAGTTCGCGTTCAACGACGAGAACAGCCGCGAGCGCCTCAAGTACGGGCAGCTGGCTCAGCTCCTCTCGACAATCCAGTGGATAACCCCCAACGAGATACGCAACATCCTCGACCTCCCGCCGATGGAAGACAAGAGCGTGCGCTTCGATTCCTCGGCGGGCGAGCTTGACATGGCGACCGACGAAATCGGGGACAAGCCGCTGTTCATGATAAACCAGGAGTTCGGCATAGGCGCATTCGCCCCGAAGGACGACTTTGGCGGAGATGTCAAGAACCCAGCCAAGGACGCAGCCGACCCGCGCAAGAACCAGGGCAAGAAGGAAAACGCCGAGCGCCTCAACTCCGAGCAGGCTAACGAGAGCCGCAAGCTGGCGAAAGCCAATCCGACCAAGGACTATCCGTTTGGGGCGGTCGAGCCGGAGCGCGAGGTCACCTCCGAGTTCATGCTGCGGGATTTCAAGTCGAAGATAAAACAGGTCCTCGACGCACGCGACCGCGAGATGAAAAACCAGAACATGGACTTCGACAACCCCGCCCAGCCGAACAAGGTTATCCTGCCGAACGTTGTCGGCTATGGCGAGAGGAAGTCGGTTGGGGAAGAGAAAGCCACCTTTTACAAGGGCACGGACCAGCTCACCGAGATGGGAATCAAGCTGAAGAGAAAGGCTTAAATATTAGGACGTAATCCGCACAGATGTGGACTCCATGCGAAACTTCGAGATATTCATTCCGTTCGAAAAGTCGGTGTCGGCTGACGGCGAGCTTCGGCTTTTTGGAGGCATAGCATCCTCGTCTTCAGTCGACCGGGACCTCGAGCGCATGGACAAGGCGGTCCTTCCGAAAATCGCGGAAGGGTTGAAAAAGAACTCCACCGTTTTCTTCAATCACGACACCAAGGGTCTTGGCGTTGGCAACGTTGTCAACGCGGAGGTGCGCGGCGATTCCGTATATGTCGACGTTGTTCCGACGCGGGCGCCAGGGATGCAGGATGTGGTGGTTCAGATTAAGGAAGGCATTCTCAAGTCATTTTCAGTGGGCGGCAGGATACTCGACTGGGAGAACCAGTTCGACGACGCCTTGGGCAAGAACGTCCGTGTCATAAAGGATGTGGATTGCTACGAGGTGTCCGTCGTCGGCGTACCGTCGAACAAGGATGCAAGCGTCCTGTCGTACATCACTAAGTCTTTCGAAGGTGAAAACATGGATGTGAAAAAGGAACTGGGGCAGATCGGTGTCTCAACCCCCGCCACCGGTCCCGCCATGGTTGGCAGCAACGGACCCGCTGCAACCGCAGCTGCAGAGAGCTGCGTGGTTGACTGCGCGCCGCCTATGGAGATTTCCAAAGGCAAGTACGAGGTTACCGTGAAGTGCGCCAAGTGCGGGGCTGTGAACAAGGGGACCTACGAGAGGAAGGAGGACCCGGAGCAGGGACCGCACGAAGACGGAAAGAAATCGGCGGACCTGTTGGAGTCCCCCGAGTTCAAGAAGGTCTTCGATGAGTTCGGGAACAGGGTGTCGACCCTGGAGAAGTCCCACAAGGCGAAGATTGAAGAGTACGACCTCGCGCTGAAGGCAGCCCAGGCAAGGATTGATGAACTGCACAAGTCCATCGATTCCAAGTCGAAGGCGCTGGAGACCGAGACCGACAATCTGCAGAAGAGCGTGAAAGAAACAGAAAAAGCGCCTGAGAGCAAAGGCTCGTTCAGGCTGTTCCCGGAAGGGAAGGCATACTAGGTGATTTAGATGAGTGACATGACGACAGCGGAAAGATACAACCTTCTGAAGAAGATGGCTGCCTCGTTCGAGGCAACCGAGATTCTCCCGAAGGAAGCTCGCTACGTTGATGCGATGCGCGGCTTTGACGGGCGCCCGGACCTTGCGAAGGGCATCTATGAGAAGACCGGGATGGACTTCTCCAAGGCGGCATCAATCTCCGGAGCGGCATCTGGCACAACCGACAAGGCGGTCATACCCCTTTACGTCGACCCGTCAATAATCGACGTGACCAGGAGGCTGACCCCCCTCGTTGAGCTTATTCCCCGTGTGACGAACTACGGAAGGACCGCGGAGTTCAACAGGCTGACTGCCCGTGGCGTTGGCGGATTCAACATTGAAGACGCCGCCATGAACAGCGCGGACGACACCTATGCGAGGTCAAGCGTTGCCATCAAGTTCGCGTACAGCGTTGGTCGCGTGACCGGTCCTTACCTTGCGGCAACCAAGCAGTACCTCTCGCAGAACTATGTCGACGCGCTGAATCTCGAGGTGATGAACAAGGCGAAGACCATGAGGTTCATAGAGGAAGACGCAATCCTGAACGGAAGCGCCAGCTCCTCCCGCACCGCATACGGCAGCACCACGACCATCTCTGGAACGGAATACAACGGCATCCTGAACTACGGCAGTATAAACTCCAATACCGACAGAGCCAGCCAGACCATCGACATTGCGACCTTGAGGAAAGGCATCAGGACTGCAAGGACTGCCAATGATTCGGCAACCCTCGGTCAGGGCAATCCCGACATGATGGTGACCGACTTCAAGACACTCGATGACATCAAGGCTCTCCTGCAGGACTACCAGCGGATAGTGCCTTACGACAAGATTGCCTGGGGCTTCCAGACGGTGGTGTTCGAGGGTCTCCCGGTGATTGCATCCAGGTTCTCGCCTACCGGCTCGAACCTGAAGGCGATAGCTGTTCTCGACAGCTCGACCTGGCAGATGCGTGTCCTCCAGGACATGACCTACGAGGAGCTTGCCAAGACGAACGACTCGTACAAGTTCATGATAAAGATGTACGAGGCGCTCATCTGCGTTGCTCCTGAATACAACACGAAGATAATCACACTGGCTTGAACAAGCCAGTTTTTTTATCTTGGAAAAAATTGGACGGTGATTTGAATGACGGCTGTAACAATCGCATCTGCAAGGATGCTCGCCCCGGTCTCGGGTGTCAAGGAAATGATTTTCCTGACCGATTCCGCGGCGGCAACAGGGTATACCCTCGACCTGACTGGGTATTTCTCGACAATCTGGGGATGTTATGTGAACGACTCCACCGGGGTGGTGAAAACCGCCACCTGGTCGACTCTTACCCTGACATTGGGCACCCTCTCAACGGGTGTGCACACCATCAGGGTATGGGGAGTCTAAGGTGATTGAAAATGGGTGACATAACCACCTCGTGTACCTTCACAAAGATGGTGCCGGCTGTAGGGCTTTCAAAGTACTACATGCTCGTGATTGAGGCGCCATCCACTGCCGACGCGAATGACACAATCACGTTCAAGAAGTCGGTGTGGGGTACTGTTGTCGGCGGGTCGGCAATCGAAGTGACAACGGGTTCAGTCGAGTCGCTTGCGATTGTGCTATCCTCAGACGACTACACAATCACTGTTGGAACAGGGACAAACAAGGCACGGGGCTACTGCCTCGTGATGTCCCTCACTCCGATAGCCTGAGATTTTTTTCATTTTTTTTATTTTTCAACCAAACGGCGGTGATTCACAATGCGATTCGCACTCATGGCGGCGGCATTCGCGGCATTCCTATTGATTTTTGGCTGTATAGGTCAGACGCAGCCAGTCGGAGCATCCAACATAGCTGATGTTGGCTGGTACTCCGGGCGGCTGAACACTACCGGTGTGTATGCGAATCTTTCGCTTGGTTCCGCGTTTTCCAGGCACGTGTTCGCCATCTGGACCACCAACGGAAGCACATTCACCAACACAACCACGTTCTCCCTCATAGGCACCAAGACCTGCGCGGTTACCCCTTACGGCGGCGGCTTGCCGAATGCAACACGTTCCGCCTACAACGACACGACGCTTGCGAAGGCGAATGGCACGCGTTCCATCGCCGGCATAGTCAATCCGGAGAGGAATACCACGAGCGACAACATGACGGTTGCCTATCAGAACGTATCTGGAGAAACAGTGACGGTATACCTGAACGGCTATTACCTCGGGACACTCAACACATCCACCAATTCAAAGACATTCAGTGTTACCGCGGGATACTTGGCTAATGCCACAAACACCGTTCAGTTCATCAACAACGTGACTGTGGCTAACTCCTCGCTCGGCAGCACCAACGTGACAAACGTCACGGTGAACTATGTGAACAGCACGGCATTCACATGCTCGAACTCGAATGCCGTGGATGGTTCGTTCGCCACGGTCTTTGAGACTGAGAGCATCCTGAATATGTTCAACATCACATTTGTGAACTCGACGCTGAACAACACGTCAACGTTCGACATCAACATCTACGGAGGCGACATCGGAGTCGTCACCAACACCAACAGCACCTATGTTGGCGCGTATCACCGCGCCATTGGTGGCTGCGACCCGCTCGGATATTCGTATCCGCTTGCCTGGAATACCACCAGCTGGACCAACGCAACCGGTCTCTCTAGTTCGGTATACGCCTACAACGGGCAGGTGATAGTCTGCCTCATGCGCAGGCAGACCGGCAACGTGACGAACTATGGGGCAGTGGTTGATTATGCCGGTCTCTCTGGAACGAACAACTACACATTCTCCGGCGGGGTGCTGGCTAATGTGACCTTCCAGACGAGCATCGACAACACCAACTGGTTTACTGAGTCGACATCGACATCGGTTGGTTCGACCGCGGTTCGGGTTCAGACAAACAACACCGGGCTGTATGCGCGTTTCAATGTTACTGGATTGACGGTAACCGACCCCTCGCAAGACGGAGTGTACATCCGCTACGTGGGAGTGAGCAACTAGAGGTGTGAATATGAATCCTGTTTCAGTAAGGACCAGAGCCTCCTCCACTCGAGGAGTGGGAAAGAACATCGCAGGAATGCTCGACTTGTACGGGCATTTTTCCATAGACCATTACAGGAATGGAGAACTCATCGACCACCGCGAGATAGACAATGTCATTACCAACGCAGGTAAGGCTATTGTTTCCGGTCTTATGCTGGTGGATGTGGGAGGGACCGCGTTCGATTACATCGCCATAGGCGAGGGCACCGCTGCAGCCGCGGCTACCGACACGGCGCTTGGCAGCGAAATCGCCTCTGGTGGAGGCGAGCGCGGAACCGGAACAGGCACCCGCACGACCACCACCACAACCAACGACACCGCACAGTTGGTCAAGACATTCACGTTTACTAGTAGCTTTGCCGTTACTGAAACGGGCATTTTCAATGCTTCGAGCGGACCCACTCTTCTCGCGCGCCAGGTCTTTGCTGCAGTGAATGTGGCTTCCGGAGATACTCTCACGATAACTTGGAAGATACAACTCACCTAGGGGAGACGAGATGGGATGGAAGGAAACTGGAATATGGGCAGTCGCAGTTGCGTTGCTCTTAGCTCTGCTTAGTTTCTTTTCTCCCAGGGAGCCAATCGACTTATACAGATTGTCAATCGGAGCTCCAGATGACATCGCCATCACAGGCTATGCCGACATCCCGACCAAGACGGAGAACGGGCTGCTAATCTCCACCAAGCCGATACTCAACCGCATATCCGGCAACACATCGACGCAGTATTACCTGATTTCGGCAGCCTCGCCAACAACGGGAACGCACACAATCCGCAAGCAGGACTTCAAGAGCAAGGAACTCCAGATGAGTGACATAAACATTTACCGCATCACGAAGAAGATTGAGTGGACGAAAACAACCTTACCCTCTCACACATATCCGACCTATGCCACAAGAGACAACTGCACAACCAACGAGAACAACGAAACAACCTGCACCAAGGAAGAATACATATCCGACTGGACGACCATTCCCGCCACGAAAAGGCAGATGCTCAACCTGACGCTGGAGGACAAGGCGAAAACCATAGACCTATCCAGCGGGGAATACGTATTGGCAATAACCGCCCCCGCATTCAAAAAGGGCAGCTTCAACGGGATGATAGGCGGGAGGTTCTTCGACCCAGACATAGAAATCTGCGGAGAGATAATGGACGACAGCACACTCATCAACGACATATCATTCTCAGGGACGTGCTTCACCTTCGCGATGTGGGTGGAAAGCGTGAGTTTCGACGGGGGCGGCTACACGCTGACGGGAACGGGGGCATCGGGCGACATCGCCTTCGACGTGAGCCAAGCTGGAACAACAATATCAAACATCAATATAAACGGGGCGATGGGCTTCTATGTCCACGATGACGGGGCACTCACAGTATCCTCAGCCACCGTCAACAACAACATTACCGGTAGCAACGCAATCCTCAGCACGGCAAACCAAAGCCTATCCGTGTCGGACTCGACCCTCAATTCGTCCAGCCACACCATAAACTCCAATGCACTATCAATTATCATAAGCTCATCCAACCTGACCTCGGCAACGGGCAGGGCAATCTACCACAACGGAAGCTCAGGCACAGGCAACCAGGTGGAGTTCAACAACATTAGGGCAAACGTCGCATCCTACGCGCTGGAAGTCGTGAAGGCTGGCAGCAAGACGGAAAAGCTTGGCATAATCTCCAACGCCTCGGCAGCCATCGTTTCGGCGGCGAACGTAACCATAGACTGCGGAGGCTACGCAACAACGGGCAGCAACACCACCGGCACATACGGAATCTACACCAACCAATTCAATACTACAATCAAGAACTGCAACATTTCTAACTTCGCCACAGGGGTCTACACCACCGGTTCAAATACCACGGTGCTCAGCAACAATCTCAGCACGACTTCTGCGCCAGGCGGCACTTCCGGGCGAGCATTATATTCAAGTAGTGCCGGGCTTATAGCTGTCAATAACACCGCAACTGCCCCCTCATGGGCATTCGTGCTTATCGGCTCATCCGCAGTCGTGGCGGGCAATACCATAACTCCCGTTTCCAACAGCGGAATCGACCTCGCAGGCATAACGGACGCGCTGGTGGAGAACAACACCCTGCTTGGAACAGGAGGCGTTTATGTCGAGAGCAGTTCGCATAGGGCGACAATCAGGAACAACAACATATCTGTAAGCGGCTCCGGAGTTCAAGTAACATCGGGCAGCAACGTAACAGTGGATTGCCAGGGCAGAAGCATCATAGGCAACAACGTCACCGGCACATCTGGCGTCTATTCAAGCCAGTTCAACACGACTGTGAGGAACTGCAACATAAGGGACTTCAGAATTGAGATTCAGTTCTTGTCCGCAACCAACGGCACAATAGAGAACAACAACCTTTCCAGCGCAGGAAACTACAACCCAATACAACTGAGCGGAGGGTCAGGGCATTTAGTGCAAAACAACGTTCTTGACAGCACAGGAACAACCTCCGGCGCCGCATACAATACGGCGGCATCAAACAATAACCGATTCATCAACAACACCATGCTAGGTTATTATGGTCTCTACGTTGATGGCGGCTCTAACGTTTCCATAGACTGCCAAGGCGCATCCATTACCGGCACCAATCTCAGCAATACCTACGGAGTCTACTCCAATCAATTCAACACCACAGTGCAAAACTGCAATATTTCCAACTTCCACAATGGAATCTATTTCAGCGGTTCAGGCTCAACAGCTTCGGACAACAACGTATCCTCAACGCGAAACTCGGCAATACTCATCAACAGCGGAAGCGGCATCCTGATAACAAGAAACCGGTGCAATTCGACAGCGAGGGGGGGAATCGAGCTGATTGGAAACAACATCAACACCACCTATAACACCGTGTTCTCTTCTACAGCACTCGGCTATGTCGGCGGCATCGGATATCCCGGCGGTTCGATGAACAGCAACGCCACCATCGCGTTCAACAATGTAACTACCACCGCAAGCGAGCCAGGGATAGTGGTGTATTATAACAAAACTGGGTTCACGATAGCGAACAACATCGTGGACAGCAACAATACGGGCTTGGGCACACACATAACCGCGGGCTATACCATCACCAATCTTGTTGTGGCGAACAATACCCTCTTTTCAAACGGCTCATCGAAGCCAATGAACGTGTATTCGATGAACAGCATATTCTACAACAACACGCTCATCGCACGCGGAAATGCCATCAACTTATTCGTTGCTTCCAACGCAGGCAACAACACATTTTATTGGAACAACTTTACCGACACAAGCGGGGTATACGTGCAAGACCTTAATGGCTCGAACTACTACAACACGACAGAGGGGAACATCTGGTGGAATGTGATGAATGGTTCTGTCCAAGTCGCTGGCGACGAGGTGTCTAGCATCCCTGGGCTTTACATCGGTCTGTATGGGGGTGGGGTTCCGTATACGAACTCAACGTCGTTGGGAAAGTTATCCTGCAATTTCGCCAACTGCCAGGACAACGCGCCACTTACCAGTATCGGACGCATAGCCAATGCAACAATCTGGAATGGGACCGCTTATGTCGCGTACACCTCCACCTCACAGTTGAATCTTCGTTGTACAAATCCGCCCACAGTCTGCACCCCGCGCAACCAAAATTCCACAACTCCGATATTCAGGCTTTTTTCGATGAATTGGAACTCGACGGTTCAGCAGATGTCAACAAACGCGACGTGGAATGTCGCCAACCTTTACTGCACCCAAAACAATACGATGGTCGGCGGTGCTACAATACCCAACGGGACGTTTGGGAACTGCTCAACCAAGACGATAGCCACGAATGGGAGCGTAGACCTCTATCTTTACTTCAACATAACTTCGGTCGACGCCAGTTTCCCAAGGACATTTAACCTGACGTTCAGGGTGAGATGACATGGTTGATTTTGACGGCGGCGGCATAATAGGGTTCGACTTCACTTATGATGCAACCGAGACCATGGTGCTTACGAGCAGTGCGACCAGGGGAACGGCAACCTCAAAGTCGAACCAGATAGCCTTCACAGGTTCGCTTACCAAAGCCATCGACATCTCCAACGGTACGATGTTGTCGCATCTGATTATTTTGAGGGATGGCGATACCAAAGACCTAACCCGAGACACAACTGCTGGCATCGTCCTGACTGGCTCGAAACAGTCTGCAACGTCGAAGCCAGCATTCGACCAGATAACGTTCACCGATAGACTATACAAAGTTGTGCCGAGCAAGACTCTCACCGAGACAATGATATTCACAGGCAGCATGTACAAGGGAGCGGCTTGGGTCCCGTCTGGAGCGATTACCCTGACCGACCTCAAGACCACAAGCTACGAGCAGAGCGTGGCGCGCGCGCCCACCCTGCAGGTGAACATATTCTCCTCGTCGGGGTCTCTCAGTATAAATACCCCCTCGCTGAAAGTAAATAGGTGATACTCATGGCAGAACTAAACTGGACGACGCCAGACCCGGATTCCACGTTCAACCAGGTACAGATATATCGCGCATCGTCGAAATATGGCACATACTCGCTGCTCACGACGTTATCGAATATACGCACCACCAAGTACAACGACTTGACCGGAACCGCCTCAAGCTGGTATAAGATACGCTTCAAGGATTCCACAAACACCGTCTATTCGGCATATTCGACCCCCATCCCAGCCACTGGGGTCATCAGCGACATAAACTACACGACCCCGAGAAAGGTTGCATTCCACCTGAACTGGTATCGCACAGTAACCGCAGAAGCCGTGGGAACGGGGAACGGCACCACCACAGTCTTCGGACCTGTGGCGGACCCGAAGGTGATTGAGGATACCGAGACCGTCTACGTTGCTGGAACGGAGAAAATCAGGAACGTTGATTATACTGTCGATTACGATACTGGAAAAATAACATTCACAACCGCCCCGGCAAACGCAGCGGCAATCACCGCCGATTATTGGGCGTCGACGGTCTGTATAAACTCGCGGGTGATAGATGCAATCCAGCGCGCGGAAGACGAGGTCAACCGCAAGCTCAGGAAGACCTTCTACTATCCGCAGCAGGTGACGGAATACCTTGATTCGTACGACCCGATAGATTCCACCCCCTACACCTTCGAGGCTACAACCTTCAGCGACACTGTTTTCGAGTATCGCCCCCAGATGAACAATGCGCTGTATAGCCGGGCAATCAAGCTCGAGAAATATCCAGTGACCGAGTTCTACCAGATAATCATCAACGCCCAGCCGACAGCCGTGAGCGCTGAGGCTGTGGGGACCGGAGCGGGGGTGGAGACCGTCTTCCCTCTGGGCTACAGCCCAGTGGTTTACGGAAGCGAGGTGGTGTATGTCGGCGGCACCCAGACCACTGGATACACCATGAACTACACGACCGGGACCATAACCTTCACGAATGCCCCGACCGGGGCGATAACATGCGATTACACTCACTGCAACGGAGGGACGGCTTTGAGCAGCTCGGACTACCTGGTTCGATACGATTCCGGTCTGCTGCTGTTCAAAGGTACGGTTGCCCAAATAAAACAGTTCCCATTCGTATGTGCGGTCACGTATAAATATGGGTATGAATCCGTCCCAGGGCTCGTTGAACACCAATGCACCCTCATCGCAATGGTTGAGCTGATGACCTCCACAGTGCTCGGAGCGCCCCAAGCACAGGACACCGACCGGAACAACATAAGAAGCATCCAGCGGGAGATTGAATTGGTTTACGATGCCCTGGGGCGCGTTATGGACGTGACCAGGATATAGGTGGCTACTGATGGACTTTGATGTCCTTCCTAAGCATATCTCCGGTCGGGGGGTGGAGATAGACATAGACGCCCCAATCCTGACAGACGCGAACGCCTTGAAGGAAGCCTGCAGGCGCGCGCTTGAGGCTACCTCGGAAGCTATCGTGGCGAGCGTGGTTTTCTTCCAGCGGGAGACCTTTGCCGATTCGCCCGGGCGCAACACCGTTGACGAGTACGGGGGGTTAAGCGCCTACTACTCTTCAGGCATGATTCCTTACTGGCGTGGCGGGCTGGTCGGGTCCTTTGCCGATGTCGGAGGCGACTCTTGGAACATGCGCAACCTTTCCTTCACAGCTCCCTATGCCGAAACGATAGAAAATGGCGGGGGGATGAACCCTGATGTTCCCGAGGCGTGGTGGAATGAGAAAACCGACAGCTTTAACGGCATTGTGTATTCCTCCCGTCCGCATCCATTCATAGAAGCCGTTACTGGGAAGATAGACGAGAACATGGAGAACTTCGGATATCTCGATGTGTTCGCCTGGAGCTTCCGCACGTCGTTTCAGGCGTGGTGAACCGACACCTTTATATAGCACCTCGAAATCCGCATCTTCGGGCAAGTAGCCCATCCCAGCCAGCCGCCAAGTAGGTGCAAAAAGTGGCATACACAAACAGCTCCATCTCGCTGCCCGCGACGATACTCAACGAGATGCTCAGGACATACGTTCCTTCTGTTCAGAAGCGGGTCTACCCGCCAGGCATACGGGTGGATGCACAAATGCCCAGGATTACCATCACTCCACTCAGCCCGCAGGACGGACCGACTTGGCTTGGCGAAGGCTTTGGTGGCTACAAGGGAAAGTTCATGAATTGGACTTTCCGAGTCGACATCTGGGACCGCGACCCGACCCAGATAGAGAAAATATCAAGCGAGGTGGATTACGCGGTCTGGAAGCACCGCAGCTATGTGCCGACAGCTGCAGCGGATGCTGCAAAAGGAGAGTTCGCCCTTCTTCGCATAAACGGCGGCGGGGCGATAACGATGAATGAGAAGTTTCAATTATACCAGAGGACCCTGAACGTGACGGGGCTTTGGCTATCGAAATCAGCCGAGACGTGGCAATGAGGTGTTTTGAATGGTGGATGTGATATATGTCGGTGGCAAAACGTATGTTGTAACCAGACCGGAGTCGACATACGGAACCGACCCAACGACTGGCGATGAAAAGCTCCAGCTCGCAACCAATTTCACTGCGAACATGAAAAACAACATGCTCCAGATTTATACTCTTGGAGGCGGGAGGAGCTACAAGCAGATTGTTCCTGGCAAGTTCGAGGTATCGGGCTCGCTGGAGTACGATGTGCAGAATGGCACTTTCCTCAGATACGGGGTAGGCGCCGTATCTGCCGGGCAGCAGGCGACCAAGAATCTCGACGGGACGACCATTACCGGGTCGCCTACTTCGGCGCTCAAGAGCTATTCGGTGACCGAGGCGGACGTTCTCACTTCGTACACAATGGTCGTATACAACCAGAGCGATGCCTCATCCACCGATGTCAGGACCATCTACACCGGAGTCAAGGTCAACCAGGTTGGATTGAAGGCTGACACCGAGAATCCTCTGCACGCGACGGTTGACTGGGTTGCTCAGAAGCCCACGACTTCCACTGGCGACTATTCGGCTTCAGTGACCACCACAAACTACAACGACACGCCTCAGATGTTCTACCGCGGGCAGCTTCTGATAGGCTCGGGAGACTACGGTCTTACCGGGACCGGCACATTGAATACGATGACCGACACCTCAAAATCCTGGACCGTCAATGCATGGCAGACGAGCTGGGTTTTGATTGACAGTGCTGGCGCGGCATTCGTAATCTCGTCCAACACCGCGACGGCACTCACCGTTTCCGGAACCCCCACCACCGGGAAATATGTGATTGTCCCTCTCTCGACCGTTACTGGAAACCAAGTCATCCAATGCAACTCTGTCGACATGACGCTCGCGCAGAACCTAGAGCCTTACTGGTCAATCAGCAACGACACCGGGCGCGGCATCAAGTATCTCATAGAGAAGCAGCGCGAGTACACACTCTCGCTGGACTTGAACTTCGTGAACGTCGACCAGCTCGGCAGGTTCTACACCGGTGCGGCTGCAGGCACAACCCCGACGACGACTTCCGACTACACCAAGTTCATGGTGGTCGTGGACTACAAGACGGCAACATCTGACGGTGACAACTTCCGCGCCTTCAAGCTGGTGTTCAGCGACTTGGTCTTCGACGAGGAGTCGCTCCCGGCGAATCCGAAGGACATCCTCAAACAGACCATCACCGCCAAAGCCAAGAATCTCATGGCGTTCTTTATCACGAACGAGACACAGTAATGGGGCGGCAGGTAGCCGCACCCTAAAACAAGTCCCCGAGTAGGGGCGAGAGGTAGTCCTATGGAGAAAACGGTGGAAATAGAGCTGGCTGATGGCACGGTGGAGCATATCACGCTCAGGCGCATACTGCGCAAGGAGCGCCGTGAACTGAATAAGATGATTGCTCCGAAAGAAGTCAGCGCACAGAACCAGGATTTCAGGGTCGAATACGACAAGTATGAGGAATACCGTGAGAAGTACATCTCGATGGGGATAAAGCATCCTGAGAAATACAAGCAGGTCGCAGAACTCCAGTCTCTGCCAGACTTCGCATTTAACCAGTTGTTCGAGGCAATGAAGGAACTCAATGGGGAAAACAACCCGGAGGCGACCGAAAAAAAATAAGGACCTCCATCCAGCGGGGGGTTATCTCCAAGGCGGTCTCAGACGCCTTTGACTATTACCTCTTTGCCAAGTCGTTTGGCTGGACACCGTCGCAGGTGGAGGACATCGAGGACGCTACGCTGCATGAACTTGCCATAATAATCGACGAGGTCTCGCGTGAAGAAGAACGGCAGATTAAAAAAGCGCAGAAGTGATTGAGATGGCGGACAACTCCGTGACCATTGCACTGAAACTTGATGCTTCCCAGTTCAACGCAACGCTTAAGCAGGCGCAGGCTGACCTAGGTGGATTTGGCGCAGGAGCCGGTCGCGGAGGCAAGCGTAGCGGAAAGGATGACCTTGGGCTTGAAACCATTGCATTTGAGTCGAAGAAGGCAAGCAACAACATGACGAAGATGAACAAGAGCATGGAAAACTTTGTGGTCCGCTTTACTTCTATGCTCAGAGGGAATCTTTCTCCATCCAATGTCCTTAATACACTCAAGAGCGCACAGGGAGTTGTTGGTGGGATGGGTGGTGGGATAGGCGGTGGGACTGGTAATGCCTTGGCTGGGATAGAAGGCATAGGTGCCCAGGGTGCAGCTGCGGCGGCTGCAAGTGGAGTTGGAGGAACAATAGGCGCAAGTCTCGGCGCTATTGTCGGACTTCTTGTAGGCATCGCAACTGTCATCGCGCTCATAGCTGCTGGCATCGCAGTTCTCATCACTAGCGTCTCGGCGATAAGCGTAGCCTTTAGTCCGATACTCAAAATCCTCCAGGCTATAGGTCGCGTAATCGGAGCCGCGCTTGTCCCAATTTCGACGGTCATAGTCCAGTTTCTCAAGCCGCTCATCTGGATGCTCATACCCTTTGTGCATCTCATGAATGCGATATTCCGCCCAATCAGGATGGCTATAGCTCAATTTTTCAAGGGAGCGGCAACGCTGATTAGGAGTGGGGACATCGGGGCAATATTTGGTGGCTTATTTGCGGTTGTCATGCCCATCCTCACCGCTGCGGCAACTGCCATAGGAAATATGCTGATGCCGCTGTTCACTCAACTTGCAGCCTGGATAGCTGGATTTCTCGAACTAGATATGTCTGCCCTCAAGAATACGCTTGAAAATCTCTTGGGCAAGCAGTTGGGAGATGCGGTATCTGGATTAATAAACGTCATATACTTTGCCATATCAGCAATCAGTGGTTTCATTGCTCAATTCGTGGGGAAGAAGGATTTTGATAAAATATTTGGAACTGGGGCGTTCAACAAGATAGCTGAAAAAAACGAAGGGTTTGCCTTCGGGAAAGGAATCGGCGAGACTGTGCAGAAATTAGTGACAATATTCTCAGGATGGATTGCAGCATTCACTAAGGACCCGCTCGGGACTCTCTATTCGACACTGGTTTCCGCCATAACCAGCGTTATCTCAGCCATGAAGACGCTGGCGTTTGGAACCGGAGTACCAAAAGGTCTTCGAGTAGGTACTCCCCCCTACAAACCTTCTCCCATCAAGCCAAAGACAGACACGCTTGAAACTGTGTTTGAGGAGAGTGGTCTGATAGGCGCGATAAATATGATAGTCAAACAGTTCACCGGAATAGATGTAGCAAAGTTCTGGAATGACCTGACGGACTATTGGACCTCGACACTCAAGCCGGCATTCGACAATATTGTCAAATCCATAAATAGTTTCCTTGACACCACCTGGAATGGACCCAAAGGCGTTGCAGCTTCTGCTACGAGTCTGGCTACCTCGCTCGATAGTGCTGCAGCGGCATTTGCGTTAGTTACTGGTTCCTGGATAACTAACTTGGCACTTGGTTGGATAGCCAACCAGTTTGCCAATGCTAAGAAAAAAACGACTACTGTGCAAGATGCAGTGATAGCTCCGGGAGGAAACGTTGTCAGCACCAGCCCGCGGGATTATCTATTTGCAATGCAGGACCCGAGTTCTATTGCAAATGGAGGGGGAAATAACTTTAGTCTCACAATCAACGTCGAAGGCAACGTGGACGACAAGACACGCAAAGTAATCATTGAGGAGGTCCAGCGCGTGGTGGCGTACCAGTGGAGGTCAATAGCGAGGTAATCCCATGGTCGAAACTGTCTATCTTTACTATTTGAACGAAGCCGGGGATGGGTATCTCAGTGCGGCTGGTGCCGCAACGTCAGACCCGGTCTTCAAGCTAGACGCCTCCGACATCTCCATCGACAACGGGAGAAGCACCGAATCGATGGAGATTCCTGGGATGCCCTGGAACACCTGGTTCGACAACAACAACATCAATCGAAAGTGGGAAATCTCCGGCAAGTTCGCGGCGAAGGATGACACGTGGAGCTCCACCGACTACACCGGCAGGTCGCTGGATTTCGTAAAGCAGCTGCAGCAGGTTCTCAATGGAATCAAATCAGACGGGACACTCAACTCGGCGTCGCAGTATGGATTCGCAATAACAATTAACCAGCAATTCGGGTCGACTGCGGATACCTATGTGTCCAAGGGTCTTTACTCCGGGCAGGTAATACGCCTGTTGCTGTCCCGCTTCAGCTTCAAGCTCAGTGGCGGCATTCCTGGCGTGGTGGACTACGCCATCACATTCGATGAGGTGGGAGACATAATCAATATGGGGATTTGATGGAACTCGATGACTTGTGGAAATTCATCCTGGCGGTCTTCGGAATAGGCGGGGCTGCGGTGCTTGCGACAGGAGCCTATCCAATTCCGCCATCTACTTCGATATATGCCGAGGTTCTCCCGGGTCCCGCATGGGCTACTGCCGGTACAAGCTATCCGTGTATCTGGGAAATCCATCCCGCAAACAACAAAACAATAAACTCGGTCTCCTTCGGGAGCCCCGGCAGCTGGTCTGCCTGCACCCAGAATACATCGGACTGGCTACTCTGGTCATGCAGCAGCGCCGCGGCAGCTACCGGAAATGTGACGTGCCCGCAAATACGTGTCGTGCAAAACGAATATCCGGGAACAAGCGAGACGCTTTACACCAAGAACATGACCTTCTTAGATACCCAGAGTTTCAACGGGCTTGACGTGACGCTCACCTCCGGTACGGTATCGAATGGCACTTATAGGTACAGAAACCTGCTCGTGAGCGGCGCGATAACCATCACTGGGAATGCCACGTTCATAGTCCTGGAGAACATAACCATAGACACGGCTGGCTCAATCACAGTCGACGGCGGGTCTTATTCTCCATACACCTTGAATGTCACAGCCCTTCGATTCGTGAACAGAGGCACATTGAGCGGGGATGGCGCGCAGGGCATCAATTCTGAGGTTGGAACATGCGGTTCGCTTTATAGTTGTGGGCAATGCTATTATGGGGGCGGTACGGGCTACCCCGGAGCCAGGATATTCATCAATGTGGCGTCTTTCAACAACACAGGCACGATAACGATAAATGGAGGGAAAGGCGGGTCCGCTAGCTGCACAACATGCGGAGGCGGCGGTGGGGGTTACTATGGAGGGTCGTGTTCGGCTGGAAAAGGGGGAGCCGGCGGCAGCCTCACGCTCTCTGAAACTGTGGCGGATTACAGCAGCACCGGAAGCGTTTCCATGGTCGGTGGGGCTGGTGGTGACGCTACGGCATGTTGCGGCGCTGCAGTATGCTCAGGAACCGGCGGCTCTGGCGGTTCCGGGGGGAACTTCACCGCCCTGTCCTTGAACTTCACACAGCTTGGAACCGTGAACACGAGGGGAGGCGCTGGCGCCGCGTCCGCAGCCTGCTCATCGCATAATCCATGCCAGGGAACTGGCGTGTGGTTTTCCGGAAGCACCCCGGCACAGCCTGGCGGGACTGGAGGGTACACGCTACTCAACGTTTCCCAGAACATCTCGATTCAGAACAGCTGGACCGCCACCGGCGGGGATGGTGGCGCGGCGTCCGTGTGGTTTTCCGCTTACTGCGGGGCGGCATCTGCCGGCTCGAACGGGCAGAACAACGCAACCTACTGCGCCAACGGGAGTGGCATGGATTGGACGAAATTCAATCCAACGGCGACTGCTTCAATCAGGAGTTGCCTTTACCAGCCAGTCGCAACATTCAGCACACCCAACGCGTCGACAAACATCACGACTTACTACCAAAACCTCACATCGACTCTTTCCACTAGCGCATCGGACATAGCGTACGAGCTTTGGATTTCGACCGACAACGCCAGCAGCTGGACGCCGGTGACATCAAACTACACCTCGTTCCTGCCATCGCGCTACAACTCTTCGTTCGTATTGGATACGTACCGCATGGGTGTGGACACGCCAAACACAAGCATGATGCGCGCGCTTGCATACAACAACACATCGAAGGTGTTCGGAGCCGACTACATCTACTCGTCCAGGTTCACCATGGGCAACATCCCGGTGAACGTGAGCGGATACGCTACGCCCAACGGGACCGTAAGCACCAGCATTGTGACGTTCTACTGCAAGATGACCAACTCCACCGACGCCACGCCACTGCAGGCGGCAACTGCGTATCTGCATCTTGACGGGACATCGTACGCCATGTCCTATGATGTCTCTACCGGATATTACAACTACACGAACAACAACAAGTGGGTCGCAGGCAACCACTCATGGAGCTGTGTGATGGGAAAGTCCAGCTATAGGTCGGTGAACACCTCGAACACGTCTATACTGCTGAGCGGCTTCGGAATATTCTATCCTTCAGGCTACTCGTCGGTCAAGCTCACCTGCCCATTCCCGACGATATATTCGATGACACCAGCCGGGCAGAAGGCGGGAATCGGCATCTTCAGGATTGTGAACTACAACTCGACAAACCTGAAGAACTACTCGCTGATTCTAAACAACACACCTCCCGTTGGAGTGTATCTCTACGCACGTTCAGGAAGCTTCCTATCCGGAACATCGCGCACGAATTGGAGCCAACTCAGCACAACAAACACCACCCCGGTGCTGTCGAACGTGAATGCCTCGAGCACGAATGCGTATGTGTGGCTGGTCATGGACTGTGTCAGCGTGACTCCAGGAAACTACACTCCGGTCAGTTACATATTCGTTGAGAGTGGATAGATATGGACAGAAAACATATCCTAGTTGCCATTCTTCTGGCATGTTTAGCCTCCATAGGCTACCTTCTCACGCAAAAAACACCCACGGAACCGACAATATATCGGAACTTTGTTACTGGTGGGGGAGCTGCTTGGTGGAATGCCACATGGACATATAGGATGCCGATAACGCTCAACTCGAGAGTGAACTCTACCCTGGTCAACTTCACTGCAAGAGTGGACCTCAACACAAGCAACGCAACGCTGTGGGGAAGCGGATGCACGAACGTGAGGTTCACAAACGACGCAGAGAACCTGTCGCTTCCATACGACCTTGACAGCGACTCATCAGTGTTCTGCGGAAACGCAACGAACCTGGCAACATTCTGGGTGAATGTACCACAGCTGACGCAGAACACAACGATATACGCCTACCTGGGAAACACTGCCGCGGAAAGCGGGGAGAGTTCCGCAGCCTGGAGCCAGGCTGGGTATGGCGCAGTATGGCATCTTAACAACCGCAGCGCGGACTATGGAAACTATACGTGGGAAATCAAGAGCGGCTCGGAGGACTGGGGCACTTCCAACTGCAGAGTCGGCTACTGCGTCTACTTCAACGCAAATAACGAGTTCTTCTACAGCTCAACAACCGACTTTGACTCAAAGTCGGCATCAACATATTCAGTATGGCTGAAAGCCACGAATCTCTATTCAAACAATGCACACTTCGTAATCTTTGGCAACACAAACGCAGTATCGGGGGCATCCGGGTCGAATGTAATCTTTCGTTCCGCAATGGACGGGGGTTCATACTTCAGGCTGAGTGCAATATCACCATACGTCGGCACAGCAATGGCAGACAGCGGCAGTGACGTATCACTTGGGCAAGAATACCTGGCGGTGACAACCAACGTAGCAGCAACGAGTCTCAGGCTATGTAGAAATGGAACCTTCTACACTGCTTCGAGCGGTAGCTCATCCTCAGCTTCAGGAATATCGCTCGGAGGCTCAACTGCATGGAATCCGGCGAACGTGGAAGGATACTATGACGAAGCCAGAATAGCGAATATAGCCAGGTCTGACGATTGGCTGCAAGCGGAGCACCTGCAGAGTGCAAGCCCAGGCAGTGTATCCTACATCATCATAGATGTGTCATCCTGTCGCACCCTCAACGAGACGAGGATATACAATATCACGGCAGACATCTCAGCCACGACCGACTGCCTTAACATTACTGCGAGCAGCGTCACCGTGTGGGGCAATGGCAAGACAATCACCCAGACCGCTACAACAAACGCAAACTACACTGGGCTCAAGAGCAACTCGACGCTCGGGAATATCTCGAACATCACCTTCAGGAATTTTGCTGTTGGTGTAGCACTCTCATCGACCGCGAACAACACCACCCTCAATCTCGTAACTGTGAAGGACGCCTATGGTCTCAACGGGACTGACACGGCACAGGGGAGTAGTGGTTCTTGCTCATATCACAATGGTTCTGGTGTTTATGTTGACTCGAACGGAGGCGATGCTTCCCCAGGGACAAATGGCACCGGAGTTGTTGGTTTCGAGGTGAACTCGTCTTTCAATACCTTCTCAAACATCGTAATTCAGAACATAACTGGTGGACGCGGAGGCAACGGTGGGGTTGGCGGTGATGGGTGCGTATATACTTGGGGATATTGTGGTCCGCCTTCTGGAGAATACTACTGCGGCAGCGGTGGGAGGGGGGGGGATGGTGGCTATCCTGGCGAAGTCTATGCTTTCAAGGTCGCAACCGACTCGTCGAACAGCTTCACTGACATTGCAATCTCCACGGTCTCTGTTGGACTCGGAGGCACAGCTGGCAGGCAGGGCTATGGAACTGGTAGCGGGGGCAGCTGCTACACTCATGGATATTGCTTATGGGGGGGTGGTTCCGCACCAGCGCTCGCAGTAGCAACGAATAATTCATCCACGTATGGCTTCAGTCTTCTGAATGGAGGCGCAAACACCTTCCTGCGAAACAACATCACCTCGATGGCAAGCTCGAGCTATGGTTTCCATCTAAACAACTCTACGAGCAATCTGTTATTCATCAACAACAACACCGCGCAGTTCTATTCCAATGCAGCTCAGAATATCAGCTCCTATGAAAACGTGGGCTGGTTCCCAACCACCACGAGCAATGGTTCGGATGCCACCACCTTTGCCAACACTTCATTCTACACAGGAGCGCCACACTCCTACTGGTACAACGGTACATTGCGCCCGACCGCGCCGGTACTGCAGTCGGTACGCTGGACTCCAAGCGGTTCCTTCAATGCGAACGAGACCCTGATGGGATACTGCAACGCATCCGATGCCAATCTCGACACGCTGACGTATTACTGGAGGTACTGGCGCAACGGAGCCATAAACGCAAGCGGGTCGCTCGGACCGGTCACAGAGAGCATCGAGAGGAACCTGGTCAACCTTACACAGAGCAACTTCTCGCACAACGACTCGCTGATTCTCGAGTGCTGGGCGAACGACTCGTTGCTTATTTCTTCATACAACAACTCCTCGGCAAGCGTGCCTGCCGGATTCCTGGCATACTTCTCGCCAACCCCAGCGAACAACAGCTATCTCTATGACGCCAGGCTCACCGTCAATTCCACAGTATATGGCATTGTTCCGACAGTCTGCAACGTTACACTTGGCAATGGCACGGTTTACAATATGACGATAGCCGGGCGGTCGGCAATATCCCCCACCATAGAAATAACCCAAAACTCGACGAACTTCACGACAAAGTGCTCCAACGGCTCGGTGGAGTTCAGCATTCCGCTCTATAACATAACCGCACTACGTGTCGGGTCCAGCTACTGCTTCGGGATAAGCGGGATACGGTTCACTCCGCTCCATGGCTATCAGCAAAACGTCCTGGCGGTGAATGAAACCTCGTCCCTCGCGCTGTTCTGCGTGAACAACACCGCGGGTGGCAACAACACGGTTTATGTCACCGCCACCCCGACAATAGCCGGACTTACGCTGAAAGCCGCCCAATTCTACAATCAAAGCGGTCTGACAACCCTGTCTCCGACCGCTAGCCATTTCTATTTTGCCTACAACGGCACGCACTTTGCCGACAACATGTCCATCTGGGTGTGGGCTGATTTCAACAATCCCGCCCCTGGTCTGAAATACAACATCACGGTGATCGGATGACAGACTACGAAGGGGACTACATCGTCCCCCCATCACAGAGTGCTCCTGGCGAGATAGTGGTCTACGACTGGGCTAAGTGCCGGGTCCTGGTCGACAAGCAGGTCATAGACGGGCTGATTGAGATGACCTGCACGCGCTCTGCCGACATATCCTCGGGGAGCGCGACCCTCAAGGTCAAGGATGTCGACAAGACCATTTACAACCAGGTCCAGGCGGGGCAGGAGGTTGAAATCTACCTATCGGAGCAGTCGCCACTCTTATACGCAAACAAGGTATGGGGGGGCTATCTCGAGTCCCGCGAGTTCGATGTGGACAGGCAGTTCCTGCTGATAATCAAGGCAAAGGAATATTCGAACAACCTGATTCTGAATATGACCAAGTCCTCTGTCGACTCGGGCAAGAACTCATTCAGCGGGACCGAGCCGGGGACCGCAATCAAGGCGCTCATGTCGAACTACCAGGTCGACTTCACCACGGACAACGTCCTCACCGGAACAGCAAGCACCATCACCGCAGACTTCCTGAACATGACGCTGTTCGACGCAATAAAGAAGATATGCGACCAGTTCGGATACGTGTTCTACGTGAACCTGGACAAGGACCTCGTGGTGCGGCAGTCGTTCACCGTGGTAGCCACCCCGGTCACGGACTATCTCACATACACCGACAATCTCCAATCCATCAAAGAGGAGGAAACCAAGGAGCTTCTATGCAACTCGGTGATAGTCTACGGGAAAACCAACTCCTATGTGAGCAACAGCGGGGCGCCGACAACCGACGCGTCAAGCATAGCCTCGTACGGCACGCACGACAAGCGCATCATAGTATCGAGCCTCACCACCAGCGCGGACTGCACGAACTTCGCAAACGCGTATATCGCCCAGTACAAGGACCCGCTGAAGCAATACAAGACAGTGTCCAGGCTCGTGGCGTTCTCCGAGCCGCTGGAATACATCGAGCTCACGGTTGCCGCGTCTGGAGTGTCCGGGCAGTATCAGATAAGGGAAATCACGCACACCTTCCAGAAGGCGCAGATAAAGACCGAGATGACGATAACCAACAAGATTTCGGACCTGTACATCTCGCTGGGGCAGCTCCTCGGCAGGGTGCAGGCTATAGAGATAAAGACATTCACATAGGTGGTAAGATGGCGGAAAACTTTGTGGAGAAGTGGTTTTGCGGGCGCATAATCGCCGAGCGCGACAGCTGCGGCGCAAGCTCCAAGTCGCTGGTGGCGCAGGTAGCCGACCTGCAGAGGCTGGTTCTCCAATATGAAGCCGAGCGCATCACCCTGCTGGAAAGCGCCTCGCAGGACAAGCAGCAGCTCATGAAGACAGTCGATGACCTCAACCAGAAGATAACCGCCCTCAACGCGCAGATAGCCGACCTGCAGGTCCAGCTGAACCAGAAGACAACCTGGAACCCGGCGAACTCCGCGACCTTCTCCAATCTCCCGATGAACACCAGGACGCTTCTGCTCACATATCTCACAAAATACCCGGAAGCGTTCATCACCTACGGAGGTCGCTTCGTCGGCTCTACCAAGGAGAGGTACAACCTGGATGTCAAGGCATGGCTCATGGAGGGGCAGAACGACTGGGAGATAGTCTCCGCGGTGAGGAATGCGAAGGCGCGCGTGTCCGACGTTCTTGCCGAGCAATCCGCGCTGACCTTCCATCAGGCTTGCGACGTGGCGTTCATGCGCGTGACGCATGCCCTGGGGGATTCGATAGCCTATACCTACGATTCGCGCTCATGGGGGGAGAATGAGTTCTGGCAGTTCGCAAGCGAAACGCGCTTCATGGGCACCGGCGACTGCGAGGACAAAGCCATCATGAACTACGTAGGCGCCAGGATAGCCGGAATCCCGTGGGAGATGCTGCGGATAACTGCTGGTCTCACATTCGACGGGCAGGGGCACGCCACGAACTTCTATTACGCATCCGACCTGAAGTGGCACCATCGGAACAGCACGACCAACTACCCTGCCGACAAATCAGCCACGTCGCTGCCATTGACGGGCGATTCCAGCGAGGCTTTGAACATAAAGAATCCCTGGTTTTCCGCCACCGAGACAAAGACGTTCAACTGGTTCGGTACTGAGGCGGAGAAGGCTGACGCCATGAAGCTGGCGGTTGCCGAGTTCTTCAAGTTCCTGACCATAACCCCTTTGAGGTGATTCGATGTATGCGAACGAGTTCGAACAAAAGCTGAAGGACCTGGGCTTCTATCTGGAGTCCCCGTCGTTCTTCATACCCGGCTCCAACAAGGATGCCGAGGGCTACATGCCCGAGCAGATGCTGGACATCATCGGGCACGACAAGGACAAGTTCAGTTCGCTGGTGCGCAGGCGCAGCGAGCAGGTCGGGATGCTGACCTACTATCTGAAAGACACCCTGGGGGTTGTTTATTTCAAGGTCCTGGCGCAGACAAGCGCCACAATGCAAACAGGAGGTAATCCAATGGAAATGCCAAAAATACCGGAATGGGCAAAGAATATCGCCATGCATGCGGTGAGCGGCTTTGTGTTGGGCTTCGGCTCGACATTCGTCGCCCAGCCAGGCAGCTGGAGTGAGTTCTCCAACGCCTTCTATGGCGCGGCGGTAATCGGGCTGTACGGTGCGTTCAAGGAAGTGCTCGCATACATCCCCACCCTGCTGCCGAAGCCAGTAACGAATGCAGGCGCACCAACCGCAGCACCGACAGCCGATGGCAAAAAGCTGCATGAGAGGATGTTGTAGATGAACTGGCAAAGCAGTCACCACCGGTTGTCGTTGCTTCTCATTTCTTTAGCCCTAGTAAAGGCAGTTTCGATAGCCAATCTGTATGCAAGCATCAAGATGCTCCATGGAAGTTCGGTCGGGAATGACTTCCTCTGGTTCGCTGCCATGGTGTATCTCAGCTTCATGGTGCTGGCGGCTATTGCGCTGTATCAGTCTGGGAAGATTGCGGAATGTGAAATGAGGAGACGACGATGAACAACGCACCACAACTCGATTGGGTAGTTCTCACCATACAAGCCCTCATGGGGATGGCGGGCGGTCTTATAAGAGAGTTGAAAACACCCACGGACAAACCGAAGACTGTTCAGGACTACCTGACTGAGATGATGGTGGGCAGTTTCACCGGGGCGGTCACCGGGCTGCTGCTGGGCGACTATGTCGGAGGCACACTGCTCTATGGCTTCTGCGCCATTGGCGGTTACCTCGGGATACTGTTGCTCGACCCAGTAGCCAACCGGCTAAGGTCGGTTGTAATCAAGAAGGTGTCTCCCTGAAACACAGGGAGAATGGCGTAGAGTGCAAGCGGAACAAGGACAACCCATAACCTTCCGCGATGAGGGGCTCCCGATGATTCGCGGAAGGAAGCACTTCTGGCGCTGTCCGTTCTGCTACGCCGAACAGGTCGCGGTAGAGGACTCCAGGATGGTATGCTGAGGAATTTCCATGGTTCAGAAGAATGGAAGGATACCGACGTTCACGATGAAGACGTGCATATCGGAGAAGCGGGCAAACCAGCACTCTGAGAAGGTCGTTGCCTGCCTGCGGGAAGGCTACTGCAACAAGAAAATCTTCTATGGCTTCAAGACATACTGTAAAGAGCCGCTCAAGGAGGGGGTGATGAAGTGAGTGGTTGCGATGGCGCGTGCGCGCCCCATGTCAAGCCTGTCGACTGCCAGCTGGAGAACATTGGCGGGGGGTTTCTCCGCTGCGGAATCTGCGGCATGCTTTACTACCCCGGCGATTAAAGCACCACCACTTCCCAGTGAGCTGGCTCAAAGTGCTTGTTGCTGCCTCGCCCAGACCACTTGCCTTTGTGCCACACCCATACCTCGAACTCATGCCCGCAGATGCCTCCGAACTCGAGCGCAAATTCAGTGAGTGCGGCAATCTTCTCAGAACGGTGCGAGGCGAATGTGCATGAGACGAACTTCCAAACCGACGCGCAATGCTCTGTTCGCCGAGTGAGAGCGACCACGTCCACACAGTCTCCGAAGTCAAGCCCAACCCAGAACGGTCCTCGCTTGACCGTAGTCGACCGGAAGGCGATAAACCAGCCGCGCTTCTTGAGTTCATTCGCGCAGAGAAGCTCCTTTTTCTGTCCCAGTTTCTTGGTGTTCGGGTTCATTGTTTCGCTCCGTATTTGTCCATAAGCCTGTCGGCTGTTTTCTCAACTTCTTTCAAATCGTTTCCCCAGACTTGGACTTTGCAGGTAGATGTGGCTATCTCAATGCAGTCCTTTGCGCTGCCTGAATTAGTGTTCCTTTTCTTTTTGTTTTTCATTCAATCAGCCCTCCTTTTGCACGCATATATACGTTGGTTGGTGAATTACCTCTTTCTTGATTATGCGCCTGCATTTCTGGCATCGCCAATCCTTGTTTCGCAGGCATCTCCAGAGATGTTCGCACTCTTTCACTTTCTCGCCTCCGCCATTTTGTTTTCCCATTCCACATTCCACAGCAACTTTAGGTTCTTGTCAAATACAAGGATGTATCTGTGTTTTCTTGGTCTGTCTTTCCATATCCCATCAATACCTCGTGTCTTGCCTCTTTCTTGTATCTTTCCATTAACGAAAAAGTCCTTTTTTGGGGAGCTTAAACCGCAATATTTGAAATTAGATGCGCGATAGACTGTTCCTTTGTGTCTGGGTGCTTCTGCATAGGATATTAACGCTCTTACTTTCCTGGCTTTTCTGAATAGTCTTATCGAGGCACAGACAAACTCCGACGCATGGTTCTGTCCGTTGTATCTCGGATTTAGGACAAGACGCCCTAATTCGTATATTCCTTCCTGCTCGTTCCTTGCTAATCCGAATGCTCCCACGACTGTTTCTGGAACAGACACACCATGAAAAACACACGCTCCAACAACTTTGTTATCTATTACCGCTCCGTATGAGCATTCACACCTGAAGCTCTTTGAACCCAGATAGTGATACTTAGAGACAAGCTCTTTTGCTTGTTCTGCTGTGATTGGTATTATTTTCACTTTCTCGCCTCCTTTTTCTTGGGCTTTTCGGGCTTGGGAGTGGAGCTTCCCCCATCCCTGTCGTGGTAGAGCTTGCTCGCCCCGCTCCCAAGCATTCCGAAGCCGCTTTGATTGCATCCTCTTTGCAAATGTCCCATGCTCTGCGCCATGCTTCATATTTCTTTGACACAAATACGTCTTTTGGATATGGGTTTTGGAGTTGCCTTAATTTCTCTATCAGGTCGGCTTGTCCTTTCTTGTATTGCACCCTCGCGCACTCATCGCAGGTTTCCAAACTTTCCGAAGCCTTTCTCAAGGGCGTTAGGCTTGCTTTCCTGCGTCCTTTGATAAGCGAAAGCCCGATTTTCTCTATCAGGTCTGCTTGCCCTTTCTTGTAGCCGCGCTGCTCGGCTTCTTTGATTGGGTCGTCATTAAGTATCTCCTCGGGTGTTTTATCCCCCCAGACCTTCTTGCGGAGTTCGCCTGCGAAGGTTCCCTCACAAAGTTCCCTGATTGTTTGCTTCCTCTCATTGGCGCGTTGGGCTTCGCACTCTTTGGCGAAACAGCTTCCACAGTAGATGTTTGCGTGTCCGTCCGTGCTTGTATCCTGTTCTTTTTCGCATATCTCGCAGACTGCGTTCCTGTGCTTTGAGGAGGCGCGGGCTTTCTTCTCGCACTCGCGCCAGAGGCGGATGGCTGCTCTTCCAAAAGTTATATCTTCTCCGAATTCGCGGGGCTTCTTATATTCTTCGTCCATGAGTTGTTCCCATCTTTTCTCAATTTCCTTGTCGGTTGTCATTTTCTCGCCTCCTCCCTCAACGGTTCTCGGCAGAATACCTTTGTTCCGAATCTGAGCTTCTTTTCGCATTGTCCTTCCATCAGGCAGGTTATCAGCTTCCTGTGTAATGTTCAGCCTTCTTCTCGGCGAGGCGGGTTTTTACGGTGTGTTTGGGTATGTCGATGGGTTTCATGTCAATCTCCCCTGTTCCTTTTTCTTCTTGGCTGCTTTTTGTTTCCGTTGTGCAAGAGATTTACCCACGCCCACACTCTCTTGTCCTTTTTGCAACTGCATAAGCTCATATCCTCGTTGATTTTGCCAATCGCACTGATGGCTCCAAGCACGAAGTTTTCAGACCAGCTATGAGGTAGATGTTCCCCCGCTCTCTTTCCGTTCTTCTTTTCTGCTTCCCAAACGATTCTTTCATTGCGAATAATGCCATCCAGTGCTTTTTTTGTTTCCTGTTTATATAGGAATAGCCAACGCCTTTGAGCTACATAGATGTTGTATAAGAGTGAGATGGTCTTCGCATCTTTTGTCTTCAGGCAGTTGTCCATTTCTCTTTCCATAATATCCAGGAATCTTGATTTCTTCCACTGCTCAATTTCCCTGTTTTCGTCTCTTTCAAACTTGTTCATCTCAATCCACCTCCAAACACCCAGTAACATTCAAGCCGCAGTATTTCAATATGTATTGGCTGGCTTCGATGAGTCTGCTCTCGTTGGTGGCATTTAGGCAAGCGCCATAACTGCCAGCTTCGGCACACATGCGCCCGACTGATTTGAGTGTTTCGTCTGCGCATGCCGCCTCTCTGGTGCTTGTGCATCCAACAAGCAACAACAGTGCCACCAGCAGGGCGGTGAGAAAGGTGTTTGGCATTTTTTTGCATTTCATTCAATCCACCTCCAGCGTTATCTTCCACTTCTCTCCTGCTTTCTCAATCCCCACAACCTTGCCGAGAGCGGGCTTGAACTCATAGGTATATTCTTTGACGTGCCACTTCTTTTCTTCATGGCACTTCTCGCACCTGCCCGTTGGGAAGGTGTCGCCTTCGTTTATGAAACGGTGATATTGATAGTTGCACTCTGGGTTTTGACAAAGTGGAAGAACGAGGGCAGCACCACCCAGCACGAGGACTACTGCCGCCTTTTCAAGAAGGGCATTGTGGTCTAAGCTATGACCACAGTTGTCGCTGAGGATGCACGGCTTTCCACAACCAACACAGGTTGTTAGGTCTTTCAATCCAAGTTCCTTTGTGATTTCCGCTGCGGTCATGGTTCGTTCGAGTTTCATCCTATCAGCTCCTGGTATTCCTCTCTCTGCTTCCTGTCGCGCCACTCGTCTATCTCGCGCCCAAGATAGTCGCCCAAAGCCTCCAGCCTGCGGAGTTCCCTGACGCTGCGCTTCTTCTTTTTCAGGAGGGCTTGGTATTCTCTGGCTATGGCTCTCATGCTTTTTCGGTCTTTTACTTCTGGGCGTTGGCGGTAGGTTTTCTGGTAGGCTTTCATTTCTGGGCGTTGGTGGTATGTTTTCTGGTAGGCTTTTACTTCTGGGCGTTGTTGGTAGGCTTTCATATAGGCTTTCACTTCTGGGCGTTGGTGGTAGGCTTTCCGGTAGGCTTTCACTTCTGGGCGTTGTTGGTAGGCTTTCATATAGGCGTTTCTTTTGGCTTTCACTTCTGGGCGTTGTTGGTAGGCTTTCTGGTAGGCTTTCATATAGGCTTTCCTTTTGGCTTTCACTTCTGGGCGTTGTTCGTAGGCTTTTTGTTTGGCTTTTACTTCTGGGTGTTGTTGGTAGGCTTTCATATAGGCTTTCTGTTTGGCTTTCACTTCTGGGCGTTGGTTGTAGGCTTTCATATAGGCTTTCACTTCTGGGCGTTGGTGGTAGGCTTTCCGGTAGGCTTTTACTTCTGGGCGTTGTTGGTAGGCTTTCTGGTAGGCTTTCATATAGGCTTTCCTTTTGGCTTTCACTTCTGGGCGTTGTTCGTAGGCTTTTTGTTTGGCTTTTACTTCTGGGTGTTGTTGGTAGTAGGCTTTCATATTGGCGTTTCTTTT